CCCGTTCGCGACATTAATCGTCGAGCTAAGATCGATAGTCGTGGTCATCAACACCCAGGTAGCATTTGGTACCGTTTGAAGATTGACCGTCGAACGGAGCGTGACCGTATTGAAATTATTGAATGCGTCGCAGGTATAGATGTTCAAGACCGGCGACATCGTCAGTCCCGTAGCGTTGTACGCGTATCCGCTAAAGGTGCATTTCCTGCGTAGCGTTGCCGAGAGGTCACCGTTGATTTGCTGTCCAAACTCGACCGTGCTGACACTTGCCGCACCCTGGATCTCGGCACTGAAAAGACTGAATTGATCCGGGACGGTCTGCGAGCGCAAGAACGTGACCGCAGCACCTTGCGGACGCACCGACCAATAATTGGCATTCGTAGTCCAGGCATTTACTGGACAGCTTTTGCCGGCCGGCGTAGTCCAAAAACTCGAATAAAAATTACCGTTTCTGAAGAAGTTCTGGTCGTTAACCGGATCGGCCAAGGCGAGTTCGACAACCGGCGTTGCCATCAAGTTGATCTTGTCAACCGTGAGAACATCGCGTGGTCCCAACTGGTAGCTAGCTTTAACAATGAGATCGCCTATCGGGTTACCTCTCCTTTCATCAACTTAAGTTTGCGGTCGCGGCTCCCTCTGGTCTTCGTAAGCTTCTAAGGACACCTGGCGGATGTTGATGGCGCCTTGCGTGTTCTCGATCTTGAACTGGATGTAGCGGCTCATGAGCCCGATGTTGAAACGCTCGTTTTCTTCCTGCGTCCGTTCGAGCTGCACTCCGTTGTATCCAAGCATCAGGGGTAGCCCCACTGAATAGTCTTCGCGGCGACCTTTGCGGTGATCGTCGTTAGAATTAATCGGGTTCCAAAGCGGCGTATTCCAAGTCTTATACTTCGTGGGATTGCGAGTCTTATCGCTGACAAGCACCTTGGCGTTGTTGCTGTCTGGATAGGCTTTGACGGTGAACTTCGGGTTCCAGGTTCCACAGACCATTTCCATGCGTTTAAAGAAACTCCGGTGGTTGCCTGGTCCAGTATACCCGCGCAGCATCACGGCCGTGTCGATCTGGTACTCGAAATCGTGTGTCGAACCCATCAGATCGGTTTTACCCTGCTCGAGCAGCAGGATGATCCCTTTAGTGCGATCAATAGCGTAAAGCCGGCGCTCGCCGTTGTAGTCCATCTTGATAAGGTCATCGATGCGAAAGTCTGGATCTCCAAAGGTGTCGATCGATTCCCAACCACCGCTGACGATGTTGTAAACGATTAGGCAGTTATTGCGGACTGAGTTCTTTAGAGGGACGGCGAAGTACAGTCGGTCGCGGCGATATTGAGCTCTGATCAAGTTCGCGGCATTCCAATTGATTGAATCGACGACAGGTTTGATAAAGTCAGAGATCGGCACATCATCGGGCACCGGAGTGTCTTGGAACACCTGGCTTATCCGGAAAACTCCGGACTGACTCATGAAATAAATGTCGCCGCCGATATCCACCACAGCTCGCCTTCCAACCAGGCCAAGAGAACCCGGGAGCTTAGCTAACGTCGCAGTTGTGAGATCGCCGGTTACACCAGTGACTCGGAAGATCGAGTGGCGCTTAAAACAGACAACTTGTGATTGCTGCCACGGGAAAACACGAACAAGGTCATCTGATTCACCTTGATTGATCTGGAAATCGTCAAGGGTCCAGTCGTACTCGACGTAGTCAGCAATATCGGAAACTGCTATTCGGTCTTTGCCGTAAGGGATCAGCATCCGATTTGCTGCATTTTCAGCGTAATAAGCGTTTGGAACAGTTTGCCGTCCGCCGGTTGGAGGTGGAAAGTTTTCCCAGTAGACCGACCAGTCTCCATGCCAGAGGAGCGGCACTTTCAATGGCCCGCGCCAAAGAAAGAACACATCGAAGGATTGGCTGAATTCCACCGGTTCCTCGATTTTTTCTGACATCGGGATAAACCGCGGATACTCGCCATCTCGGACAAACCAAACTCCGCTTGCGACAGCGATTGCCAGCCACTCTAGGCCATTCGGGTTGGAGAAAAGCCCAGTGCCGAAAATTTGGTTATAGGCAACCGTATTGAGCGCTCCTGGGCACAGCGATCCAAGCCGCGTCTCCAAGCCACCATTCTCGATTCGGCAATTATATCCCTCGCGATACAATCCAGGTTTAATCGAAGCAGGATCCTTGCTCTTCATGTCCATCCCGATGAAAGTCGAGTCTCCGTTAGGAGTCTGGATCTCATCGAGCGGCTTGGGATGTGCCCATCGAGCCATTTGTTCACTTTCCTTGCGAGCTTCGACCAGTGTACGGGCTTGGTTCGTCCGGACGGGTGTCATCGCTAACGTCCGGGCTCATCGGTAAATTGTCGCGAGGCGTAACGGTCGGTTTACCGTAAACTCGCGGGTTATCAGGACTGTCGTGTTTGGGTTTCGGAGGTGGCATTGGTGCTCCTTTGTTGGATGATGATTTTGACGTTTGGTGGCGCAATCACAGTGACTTCCGCGACGTAGAGCGGTGCTTCGCCGGGAGGCATTGCCTGTTCATGCAAAGGTTGTTGTGGAGGCATAAAGTTAGATTTCTGCGGCGATTTGTTTTAGCCTAGTCAGTCCGCCCCAAGCTTTGGTGAGCGTGTTCGCCGTATCAAACCAGTTCTTTGGCGGCATCCATTTGGCTATCGAGCCCGGGAAAATCAGGTAGACGATTGTTTTGGACTCCGCGCCGCCTTTCTTGGGATCCGGACTGATCGCTAGCGCTGTGGCTAGTCGCATCGAGCCTTCGCCGATGCTCGAGCTCGGACCAACGTCGCCGTAGATCGCGTAGCAGTCGTCGCCGGTCTTGGAGTTGTAAACCAATCCCACGTCGCCAAGCTTAGCGCCATTAGCGTGATTGCCAGGCAGAACAAAAAAAGGAATAGAACCGCTATCAATATAACAGTAAGGCGAATCAGAACCGTACTGAGGATTTGTGTGGGCGGTGCCCGAAACGTAATAACCGGGATATGGATCATAGATCGCTTGTTTGATCGGGTAACCCTTCGAATCGACCGGTCCGCCCCACCAGTTGCCTCCCTGGTCGTCACCACCATTGGCCGTGTAATCGATACCGGAATTGTTGGGTCCGTAGGCGTTTGGCGCACCATCCGCGTCAATCGCCAAGCCGGCTTTATAGACGAACGATTTCGGCTCGCCGGTGACCGAATAGATCTTTACGCCGGCAACTGAATCAATCTGTGTTAGGTCACTCATTTCTCTTTTGGTTCCGGTCTTCGGACGTCAGACACCACTTGATAAGTGTTTAGCCCAGCCAAGGAAACCAGCATGCCAGTGATCGAAATATAAAAATCGCGCAGAAACCCGGAATGCATCAAGCGCTCATCCAGTTCCTTGCTGGCATTTAGGTGAACGATGAAAAAGACCAATGGAGCAGTCAGGTAGGTTACCACTATGCCCCAGCATAAAACCAATCGCCACCAAGGCTCTCTAGTCATACTAATTCATTAGCCCCCTGCGCGGTTTCTTCTCAGTGCCTTTAATGGTGCCCTTGTTTTGGCTAGCATAGAAAACCTGCTCCCCCTTATCCTTGCCGTACTGCTCCTGCATCGCCCGTTTGATTTTCTTGCCCTTCTTAGTCAGTGGCATCGTGTCACCTCGCGTATCCGGACCAGTTGTCCCGTTGCCCCTGCTGCAACTGCTGCTGATCAAAAGCTTCCGACAGATATCCAAACGCCTTGGTGAGCTCGTCCGGTGCTTTCTCGTTTTGCCCGTCGACCACCAGGGTGTCACTGAACGCTGCCTGCGTGACGAACCTGGTCATCGGGTATGGAATCCGGAAACGTGTCCAGGAATCCGGTGATAAGCTCGGCTGCTTGCCCACATTTGCGTCGACACTCGAAATATAGGAATCGGTCCCATCGATCGCGGCATCGCCAAGGTTGTAGGTCGTCGTCGGCACCCATTCCGACCGGCCGATGCCGGGATACGGGATCCGGAAAAGCAGCCACACGAATGCGGCGGTGCTTGTTGCGGTAAACTCTAGACCCCGGGCGCTGATCAGGAACTGCTGCCGGATCTTGTTGCATTCCTCGTAAGGGTTCTTGTTCCAGGCACCGAATGCCGCGCCTATCGGCGTCTTGTTCGGTGCTTGCCATGGGATAAACCGCGGCGACACGTTCGGGTTAGGTTTCCAAATAGCCGTGTTCGTCAATGGCGCGCCAGTGGTCATCACAAGCGCCTGGTAGTAGGTTAAAGTGCATGGATCCCAGACAATCGAGTTCATGGGATAACACTGCGTGGGATCGTAATCCGGCCCGAACGCACGCTGCTCGCAGAACGTCGTCTCGATGAAGTCGTACATGTCCCAAGCCTCGCGTAGCCGGTCGTCCATAAACCCCAGGATCTCGTAGGCTTTGTCCGGATCCAGGTTGGCGTCGTCGCCTTCGGGCACCAGGCCTATGCGCCTGGCCACATCATAGAGGATTCGCTGCGTTGAATACGGAGCATTCACGGGCGCAATACTGACGTTTTACGCGGTTTGGTCCGTACCCGGACCTCCGGGTTATCACGCTTGAATTCGCGGATGAAAGATTTGTCGTTCCAGCAGTCTTTGCCCAGTTTCGAAACCCAGTGGAAGAACACCATGGGATCGAGCTGCATGTGCAACTCGCCAAATCCATCCATGATTGTCCCAAGTCGGTCACTGGCCGCCGCGATTCGCCTCTGGCTCGCGAAGGCCAGTTCCTCCTCGGCACGTTGTTCGTCGGTGAGAGTCCGGCAGAAATCTCTGACGAACTCTTCACCGCGTGCTGCTGCTAAGTCAGCCGCGAACTGTTCCCATCCCAGGAGTTCAGACATTTATGCTGTCGGAGCGATTTTTCCTAGCCCAAGCGGGTTGTAGACAACCAGCCCGCAGATTGCGTCGACGTAACCTCGAGGACCGCCACCAAGGTCCGGATTCTCTTTGTAGCCAGGCATCCGGTTGTACCGGAGCTCGAACTGGTCCCAGTCGATCAGGTAGCCGCGCCCGTTCATGACGTTCGCAATCGCCGAATCCTTGGCCAGGAACAAGGAGAGGATCAGTTTGACTGAGCCGAAATCGCCCTGCCAGAAATCGACCGTGTTGATGATCGCCTTGGCCGTTGCGTCCTGGGTAAACCGGCGCAGCGGCACGGTGGAAACACCGTTCGGCACGTAAGCCGCATAAGAACTGAACCGTTTCTTGAGCGCCGTGCCGCAGATCAGATCGAAATCTTTCTGTTGCCCGGTCTGCTGATAGATCGATTCCATCGCAGCGTTGACGTCGTCTTCCAACATCGTTGCCGTGGTGCTCGAAATGATCGAGGTCGCCGGCGTAAGAAACAGAGTCGGACACGGCAAATCGGTTTGAGCAGTGTTTTGAATCCACTTTCCGGCGCCTCTGGTCAGGTACGCTTTAGTTGCGCCGTCGTCAGACTGACTATCCTGGTCAGAACAGAAGGTAGCTTCCATTGAGCGTTTGAGCTCAAGGATCACCTTCTTAATTGCCCGCTGCATTTCAGCGTGCCGGCCGATCCCCGCAACGTCGCTGACGTTCTGAGCCATGTCGGACACCATGAACGCCTTGCGGAATTTCTGGATTCGGCCGTGTGCTTTTGCGCGCTTCGCCGCCGGGTTTACGTAATCGGTGTCGACCACGTCCTTGCCGTCGATAATGCCTCCAAGGACGGGATCATCGTAGGCGTCCATCTGCCAGTCATAGATTGTGTTGACCGGCTCGGATCCTTTCGGACACATTGAGGAAAATGGTGTGTTTTTATAGTCCACCATCGCGATGACATCGGCAAAATCCTCGCGTTTGCCGACTTGATTGATCTCCAATAGACCTGCCATTTTGTGCTTCAGCTTTTTGAGCGCTGAGCACGT